GAGCAATCATAAAATCACTAAATTTAGGAGGAAGTGTTTTTGACATTCCATATCCCATTGATTGCGCTTCCCAATCTGAAACAAAATCCTTTTTACACAATTGAAGATTTACTTGAAGTTCTTCAGGTTGTAAAATAGATTCTGTTAAAGTAACTGAACTATCAGGATTAAAATCACAAGTTGCATCAGATACTAATGAACCTGTAGATATTTTTTTGATTACTTCTTTGTAAGCGATATTTGGCTTAACAGTTACACCACCATCATTAATTGTACTTGCTGAAAGTAAAGCAGCAGCGATATATTCACCTGCAAACTCACCTGCATAAGTAGTTGTAATGTTAGTAGTTGTGCCTAGTTGTACTTTGTTTAAACTCATTTTTTTATATTTTAAAAATTAATATTACGATTCAGATGCCCAAATACCGACACCACCGATTATATACCATTGTGTTAATGCTACTGCTCTAAGAATGCAATAATCACCTTTATTAGCAGTTGCTTTTGTATTGATCCAATCCTTATCAACTACTCCACTTGCTACTGAATCAGCAGAAGAGTTTGCAATAGTTCCATTTATACCATCTGCAGAATTTGGAGATAGTGTAATGATATTATTACCATCTGCCCCTGTATTTCTAAACAAGAATGTCATTCCTAAATTACCTGCTTCAATCTTTGGCAAAGTAATTACTAATGCATCTGTAGCTACGTTTTGATCAATACCTGCATCTCCTGCTACTACATCTCCTGTTGCAGTTATAGTATTTTGTCTTGCTTGAACGTAAACAATATCATTTGATGTTGTGCTTGTTGTACTCATTTTATGTTATTTATTTTGTTTAAAATTCTATCTAAAGTTGTTGGTATTCTGTTTTCACTATATGTAAATTTCATACTTGAAACAGTATCACCTTCGGGATTATGTTTAATGGTTTCTGCTGCAGGTTCAGATGAAAGTTTTTCTTCAACCTCTTTTTTATCCTCTTCACTAAATTCTTCCTTTACTGTCCTAGATTTTAAAACACTTTCAGACGCATCTATTTTTTCTCTTTTTAAATCTTCAACTGCATCCTCTAAGTTTTTCATCCTTTTTTCCAACTCCACCATCTTCTCCATCTTTTTATCATATCCCATCTCTTCTTCATCTTCTTTCTCTAAATCTTCAGTTTCTTCTTCCTCTTTTTGAGGAACTTCATCAGAAACTTCTCGCATATCTCCTATGATTCCTTCTTCTTCTACTACTAAAAGTCTCGAATCTTCTAGGATATATTCTCCTACAGGCATCGCTACCCTTTCATCATCTGTAATAATGAAAACTTCCTTGCCTTTCTCAAATGACTCAGCCTCTATTCTTGTGCCATTCTCTAACTTCATTTCTTCGAGTTTTACTTCGATGTTTAGAAGTGTTTTAATTTGATTAATCATTTTATTTGATTCCATAATATTATAACGATTGTTTAAAAAAATTTTGCATTTTCATTTAATTAAGAACCACTTCCTGTTACATTTCCGATGCCTTGATTCATCATTGCACCCTTGCAACATTCTTTGGAGTATGTGTTTCTATCTTGACATAAACATGCTCTTGTACTAGATTTGGGTGATGATCTACTTGGAAGTATTTTTGTTACTCTTGTTATTCTGTGCATTATTGTTTACTTATTTTTGTTGCTTCTCTTATAGCACTTGCAAAAGTGGATTTTCTACCTTTTATATAAGCTATGTTCATAGCAATCTTATCGTATCCTTTAATATCTTTAGGCTTAACTCCTAAGTCTTTTGCTTGTTGAGATATTTTATCTTTTATATTTTCAAGTTTAGGAATAAAAGTTTGTAACTCATTTATTCTAGCCTGACTATAAGCAAGTAAATCTCTTATATCTTGTTTTGCATTGTTTATTTCATTTGTTTTTTGTTTTACAGGCTTCATCCAAGAATTAGTTTCATTATCTAATTTATTAACTGAATCAATTAATTTTCTTAATTCGTCTAATGTAGTTAATTCAATTTTTTGTGATGCTAATTCAGTTTTATCTTTTGGGAATTTATCTAATACCTTATCTAAGTTGTTTTGTATGTTCATGTCTTTTTTTTATTTAAATATTAGCATTTGATTTTATAATTTTTTCTAAATCTTCTTCATGTTCTCTTAAACCATCAATTGAATCTTCCATATCATCGTAATTTTGTATAAATTTTTTAAATGGAGCAATTTTTTGTGGATCAATACCAATTTCTTTTGCTTGTGCTGCAAGTTTTTCAGCAGTTGATAAATATTTTCTTAAATCTGATTCAATTTCAGAAACAATATCATCTCCATATTTTTTATATAAATCATTTGCTTTAGCCATAAACCTTATATATTCAAGTCTTATATTGGCAACATCAGTAGCATATTTAGATAAATTCTTTTTTTCATTTGACATTATGTCTGTATACTTTTGAACATCATCTATTAAAGACAATTCAACTTTTTGTGATTCTAATTCAACTTTATCTTTTGAAAATACTTCTAAAATTTTGTTTAAATTCTTAGCGTTATTTTGTATGTTCATTTTACTTAATTTTTAACTGTTTTAATTTACTTAATGACCAATTTTTAGCAGATTTTCCACCCCATAAAAGGTATGAAATAGTACCACATGCTTTTGTGTCTGAAGGATTATAATATTCTTCTGCTCTGCTTAAATAAGAATACATTCTTTTTATTGTGCTAACTGAAATAGGTTTTCCTTGTGCGAGTTGTTGCGCTCTTATTTTTCCTGTATTAGTTGCACATTTATTGTTAACCTTTTCATTTAATTCAATTCCTCTTTTAGCATTGTTTTTAACTGAATCAGGATAATCAGAATAAGATTCAAGATCAATATCTTCACCTTTTAAAATGCTTTTAATATTAGATAGCATTTCAATAGTTTCTTCTTTTTCTATATTTTCTAAAAACAGGTTACTCATTTTACTCAGCTTACTCAAATGACTTACTCAGATTACTCAGATTACTCATTTTAAAATATTGAATACATTTTAGTTATTGCTTGATTTAATTTTTGTGTTTCTTTAACACCATCTTTAGATGATAATATTTTATTTTTTATAATCACAGGCAAATCAACTCCTAATTCTTTTGCTGATGATTCTAATTTTTCACCTTGTTTTATTAACTCTTGATAATCTTTAGATTGTTCAGAATATTTAACTTCTGCTTTTCTTAAATTATCTATTAATTGTTTACTTATTTTAGCATTTTCATCATTAACTTTATTAAATTTTTTTTCAAAATCATCTGCTAAACCTAATTCTACCTTTTCACCTTTTAGAATGCTTGTGATTTTACTAAGTAATAAATCTGCTTCTTGTTCCTCTTTTTTCATTTTTTGTGCTTCTATTTTATCTGCAAAAAAGCCTTCTATACTAAATCCTTTTACTTTACCTGTTTTAACGTAATCATTCCATATCTTATCATTGTTGACTTTTATAGTTCCCATCCAAGTTCCAACAGGTACATTTAATCCGTACTTCCTAGACTTGTCAAACTTCTCATCTTCAACAATCCAAGATTCAACTAATGTTAATCCTTGTAAATTATCAGAATGTTCTAAGGTAGAATTACCTTGATAGCCATTCATTAAATATCTTTGTGATGCTTTTAAAACTGTATCCTTTGAGAAATAAATATAATATTCTTCACCTTCTGTTTTTCTGTAAATGGGTTTGTTTGGAATTAACAAAGCACCCATCAATATTTTTTTCTCTTTGTCAACTTCTGCTAGTTTTAATTCATCTGATTTTAAAGCTATAAAATCTGATTCAATAGCAGGAGACTCTACAATAGATATAGCCTCAATTCCGCTATCTTCATTGTCATCTAAAAATAACTCTACAATTTTCATAATTATATAACGATTTTAAATTTTGTTTTTGTATTTACAATGTTGCTCCTTCTATAATATTCCTTTCAAGGCTTTGTGCAGTAGTAACATCACTTGAAACTACAAATGCTTTAACAGGTTTTTGAGATGCTACAACATCTGCAATCTGTTCAATGCCACTCATACCCACTACATTAAACTCAGGGGCTTGTGATTCTGTTGTTGCCCCCTCTGTAGATGCTCGTATTGTACTAGGTGAAACTTCTGATGCAACTCCTCCACCTTTACCGATTGCTGATAATGCTTTTTGAGAAGATGCTATTGTTGCTGCTATTCCTATTGCAGCATTTGCAGTATTTATAGCAGTAAAAGGTAACCCTGCTAACATAGGATTCG